TTGGCGATCGACCATGAGGTTCTGTAAAGAACCTCACGACCTCTAGCGTAGTAGTCAGACAGATTTACTGGACGAGTGTCAACTGAGTAGATGCTTCGCATCAACTTAGGTGTATACTTATCTACCACGGATATTTCTTCCGTGTCCGCCTTTAAGGAAACAATGATGGGAGTAATCACATCTTCGTTGTAGTAACTAGTAAACGGTAACGCTCTGTAACAATAATTTGTTTGCAGAGTTCTGTCCATTCCTATTATCTTTAGCAGTTTAAATATTCTCAAATTTCCTTTCTTTCGAAAGATGTTTTGAGAAGTTTTAAGCCTAGTTTGTTTTTCTTCCATCAACATTTTTCTAAGAACTTCATTACTGAAGACTTGGGCAAATGCTGGGTTGGAAAGCACAGGACTGGTGTAATATTTGCTTACGATCCCAACAAGTTGGTCTCCTAAGCTCATACGCCGACCCTGTAAATAATCTAGGATGCTAAGAGATAGGTCTATTGAAGGTTTTACCTTCTCTAGGCGCTTAGAAGAAAACTTTTGTATTCTTCTAAGATAGGTATCTATCCATCTACCGCTATCAACGTTCCACTCTTTATTCTTAAGTTCTTCTACAAGAAATGATATACACAAAGTGTAATTATTTCTATTATTGTAGAACGAACTAAGACTTATTGGCGAAATATTGATCCCTTTGAATCTTATTTGCTTAGCAAATTCGAATCCAACGGGTGAAGTATAGGTCTTATCTGGAGAGAAAGGTACATCCCACTCAATTAAGAGTTGTTTGTACTCTCTCGCCACCTTATCGTTACCGATGACAATGTCATCACCAAGTAACATATAAGGGCAGGTCTTGAATTTTATTCTCGACCGGCGACAGGCCAGCCATACAAAGAAATGGTGTGCTAGAGCAAATGAAGTAAATGATGAGTAGAAACCCATAGGATTACCAGTTTGGTAGTAAATTTGTTTACCATCCTTATAATCAAATGGGTATCCGATCATTATTTGCTTCCATGATTCAGCGTAATCCCTATTAGTGTATATTGACAACATTTCCTTTTGAATATCTATAGGAAATCTATCAGTAGCACTAGTAAGGTCTACACTGTGGTACTGGTGACCTTTGTGAGCTTGTAATGTTTTAACAAGTTTACTCTGATCAAAAGTACAATCAGCTTTAATATTTTTCAATATTGAAGACTGATAATCATGTATTGGTTTCAAACAAGTTTGAGTCCAATAATCAGCTATAGCAACTTCACGAGTCTTACCCTCCTTATCGGAGATCAGTGCTAATTTTCTATATTGTCTCTTTTCAGAAACGCCAAAGAATTTTAGTACCTCTTCGTTCTCAATTAAGTATTCCATATGTTTCATATTTTCGGTGATTAAATCACCTCCAATATTACTAATATGATACTTTAGAGAAGTTGGAAGGCTCATGAAATCTTGAACACTAGACCACAGACCAGGCCCGTTAGGACCTGATCGACTCGAATGATGATAAGAGCTAAATCTTAAACGTCTTGGTACTCTACCAAAATGTTTGGGATTTAGTCCTACGTCTTTTAGAAACATCACCATCAATTTTCTCAGTTTTGAGGGATTCCCGGTAAAACCTGGGGCCTTCTCAATTGATGAGAACGATGGTTTTGGTTCTAACCTAAATATTCTTGTCATATAAAGGACCGAAAGTGAGGCTCTAAGAGCGTCAGTTCCGTATTCTCTATAAGCATGATATAAAGGTTTTAAAGACTTAGGAAACTTAAAATCAAGCGAACCAAAGTTAAAGTCGCTAAAAACTAATTTTAAGAATTTCTTTCGATTTTCTTTATTATAGTTTATGGCTTCTTTGACTCCTCGTGTTCTAGATATTCTAAATACCTTTTCTACGTATGCCAAAAGCGCAACTAGTAGATGTGTGTTTAAATTTAACACATTAATTAGCCATGCTACCAAGTCTTTGATGTAGCTGGACATGTTAGAACTTTTTGTTATATTAGTTTTAATACGTTTAGTTACAGATTTGGAATGCATGGGTTAAAGTTAGCGAAAGCTACCTTGATACCCTTGTATTAAGAGTGAGCAAGGCGGACGGTTGCAAAACCGACTTTCCCC